TTGAGCCGTTAGAACGTTATACAACGCCCCTAATGCTGGGATTGCCAAGCCCACTCTTAACATGGCTTGTTCGATCAAGTTTAGTTTAGCCAATGCCTTAACATCACGCCCAAAAACGAATATATAAAACAACGTCGCATTTACGCATATTAAAAGGTTTGCTATTTCGTTAATTATCTGCATCGATTTTTTCTTTAAAGAATCTTTTTGCCACCGCCTCAACTCCTTTAAGTCCTAAGAACCCAAGAATAAAAGCAACACCATTTTGATAGTTCGTTTCTGATATAGACAATGCCGAACATACAACGGGTGTGATGTAGTTAGCACTTGCAACGCCCGTGATGATAGCAAAAAACGTCTGCTTGATATTCTTTGCCGAACCCTTACCCAATAGCAACAACGAGCCGAAAAGTCCCGCTATTGATTGCATTATATTTATTCCTATTTCGTCTAAAAAGGTTTTCATATCTCTTCACTTGGTTCGGGGAAATACTCAGGATGTAGTTCTTTACACTTTTCAGTCCATTCAGCGATTGCCCTTGATGAACCAAACGTATGAACGCCCATCGGTGGACACCATACTATTTTAGAATCCCAAGAACTTACCGAATCACCTTTCCACAAAACATCAACGTGGTATTTACTTGAAAGAACGGGTTCGGTTATTACTTCGCCTTCGCTATCGTATGTGCCTTCTTCAAGGACTATATTACCCAATCGCACGATGCTATGAGGATGGCTTGGGTTACCATCTTCGTCAACTCCTAATCCATCGATGTAGGTGTTGGCTTCTGTTTCGTTTGTAAATGAATATTTTCTGAACATTTTATATTGTTGTTAGTGTGGCTAATTCGTCGTTGGTTAGTCGTGTGGGGAATACGATTGCTTGGGATACTCTATCTGCCAAAGTGAAGTTGTCCGAATTTCTTCTTGTGCCTATCAAAACTTGGCTTGTTGTTGGTACACTTCCGCTTGTATCGGTCGCAACTTGCACCCCATTAACATAAAGTGCAAAATCGTTCGCCTTGTACGCCAATGCTATTTTGTAGTTTCCACTTGTGATACTTGACCCAAACAATGCCGCTTGAGTCACGTTTGAAACTTGAACAAGACAATAAATGCTATTTGTTCCAGAAGCATTTCTTTCAACTCCTAAAATAATACAATTTTGCAAGTCACTTACATTGTTGTTTGTAGTCAAAATACCAGAAACGGGAGAACCGCTTTCTATCTTGACATTTAAATCAACCTCCGCATAAAGCACACCCTCCGTTTGCCCAATCAACGAACTAATACCCGTCTTACTACAAGAATCAGCCGACCTCGTCACACTACTACCATAGGTAGGTATGTAGGATGTTGGGTAACTTCCGAGTTCTGCTTGGAATCCGTAGGCGATTGTTGAACCAGCCGAAGGCAATGATAAAACAACTTGAACGTTTACGGTTCCCGAAGCACTCCAAGTGCGGGTAACGCTTTGCCTATACCATCCGTTCCCGTAATCTACGGAACCATTATAAACATTTGTTCCCGTTCCGCCCGTTGCTCCACCAAAGAAAATGACTTGCGTAGTGCTTTTTGTAAATACAGAGATTGTGTAAGTTGTTCCGCTTACTACGCTTAAACCAGTAGATATGATTTTATTAACGCTATCCCCACCAGCGGCAAAGGCAATAGTGTAGGCATTTGTATACCCATCTGGACTAATTGTGGTATTTGCTGTAATTGTTGTACCAGCAGTCTTTCCCCAATAAGCATTATCAAACTGCTCACTATACAAAGCCAAATTACTCCTCTGAGGCTCTAACAAAAGACTTGGACAAGTAGCCCCACCCGAATAGTCAAGGCGTGGCATATCCTCAAGAATACCCGCTTGTGCAGTTGTGGTGGTTGTAGTGATTACGTCTGTACTAACTAAGCCGAGTTCTAACTGAGCGTCTTGGATGTAGATAGTTCCTGTACCACCTGTTCCAACTCCGTTGTTGCTTGGCACTGGGTAAAATAAAACTCTGTTAAGACTCTCGTTGAATATAATAGTGCATCGGTAATATCCGTTTCCTGCGGCTTCAATTTTAGTGTCTATAATACCACTCTCAACTGTGCCAACCGAACCGCTTGATAAATCAAAATAAGCACCTCTATAAGCCGATGCAGAGTTTTGCACTCTTACATAAATCCAATCAAAAGAACCAACCTTTGCGTATATTGAGTAGGATTGTACTCCGCTTGTTGAAATGTCTTGAGCCACATAATTATACCCACCACCTCTTGATGCCAACCAAGCATCGTTTGTACCATCATATCCTGCTTGACCCGAAGTCAAAGCAGTACCCGAATTATACCAAGTAGTATCAAACGTATTTGATTGAAGCAACAGATTCTCCCTACCCTTCTCTATTAACCCCTCACTATTAACACGGGTTGCCGATAAGTTAGAACCACGACTGAACGTGAAATCTCCATCTCCGTTAGTTGGCTTGACACTATATAACGTGCCATCTTTGTAGCCGCTTGGTATTTGTATTAATGATGCTTTATTTAATAAACTCATTTTGTTAATTCTTCTAATTGGTCATTGGTTAAACGGGTAGGGAATAGCATTGCTTGGTTTAATGGACAAGCCGCATTATATGCAGCCGCAGTTTCATAAATACCTACACCCAAACGGCTACAAGGTGGTACTGCACCGCTTGTATCTGTTCCAATTTGTACCCCATTTACATACATTACAAAATCATTGTTTGCATAGGCAACCGCTATCTTCTTAATACCGCTTTGATTTGAACCAGTAAAAATTTCAGCAACCAATGTAGATGAAGTAACTACGGCTAAAGCGATTGCATCAGTATTTCTGTTTTGAGCAATAACTATTCGGTTAACTAATGTTCCATCCGAAATGGTTAAAAGGCGTCGATTGTTACCTCCGTAAATATCACCGAGAACCGCAGTATCAACCTCCACAAACATAGTCCCCTCCGTTTGCCCAATCAACGAACTAATCCCCGTCTTATAACACGCATCCGCTACTCTGGTCGTGCTTGTTCCGTATGTGGGGATGTAACTTGTGCTATAACTTCCAATCTCGCTTTGCATTCCATAAGCCCAAAAACTATTTGTTGAAGATGATGTAGCAAGTCTTACCGCAGAACCACTATCTACCATTCCTATGTAGTGGCTTATTGGCGTTCCAGTAGTCATTTGAACTGAACACCTATACCAACCATTTCCATAGTCCTCAATATCGCTTGTTCCGTTTGTACTGCCTACTACTCCGTTTTGAATATCAAAGTTTGCATAAGTAGCAATACCACCCATACCCAACTGAATCCATTGGTGGGAATCATATTTTGCAAATACACTGATTGTGTATGCACCGCTTGATGCGGGATTAAAGTTTACAACTTTTGTAAGAGTACCAGCATCACCCGTTACCAATGTAGCGTTTTGTACTCCCTCTGGGCTTGTAGCATTATTGTAAGACAAACTAACATTGGAAACACTATAAGAACCGATATGCTCGGAAGATGTCACTACGTTAGTCCTCTGTGGTTCAAGCAAAAGACTTGGGCATCCTCCTCCGCTATAATCAACACGAGGAACGTCATCTGTTATACCCTCATAGACTGCCGTTGTTGTTGTTTCAATGTAAGGTTGAGCGACTAAGCCCTCGTTTAGCATAGCGTCTTGAATTAGGATGTTACCGCTTGTTCCGCTTACATCTCCATCATCATCTGCTGGGTAAATTCTTATTTCTGTAATACCTTGAGAAAAAACTAATTTTAAACGATACCAACCCGTTGCACCTACTTGTTCAATACTTGAATCTATATAGTTAGTGCCTCCAGTAATACCTTTTACTCCGTTTTGTAAATCAAAAAAAACATTTGGATTATCAACTCCATCAATCGCTCTTATCCATATCCAATCAAGCGTACCCGCTTTAGCATATACACTCAAAGTACAAACACCACTTTTTGTTATGGCTTGTTGAAGTCTACCGCTTCCCGCAATCTTTGTAAGTAGCCACGCATCATTTGAACCATCATAACCGCTTTGTCCACTTGTTTCGGTGCTGCCACTATTTGTCCAAGTAGTATCAAACGTATTTGATTGCAACAAGAAATTAGCCCTCTCCTTTTCAATCAACCCAGCACTATTTACCCTTGTTGCCGCACTACCTCTTGTAAACGTCATATCGCCATCGCCCGTGTCGGGAATAGCCGAATACACCTTACCCTCTTTTGTTGCCGTAGGTGCTAAAACTAACGACGCTAAATCGATTAAACTCA